CGATTGGAACTGTGATTTCCGGAACGGAGGTGGCCAACCGCTTTTTCCAGGATATGGTTCCCTCCAAACTCATTCATGACAAGTACAAACCTGAAATTATCATGAACGTCATTCGCCGTCAGTTGGCGCTCAAACAGCAGCGTGGGAATGGAACAGGGTCCAACGTAGATCCTCGTGCGTTTCTCATTCTTGACGATTGTTTGTTCGATAACACATGGATTCAGCAGGAGTCTACACGCTACGTATTCATGAACGGTCGCCACGTCGATTTATCCACCATGATTACTATGCAGTATCCCCTCGGTATTCCTCCCTCTCTCCGCACGAACGTAGACTTTGTCTTCATTCTGCGTGAGAACATCATTGGAAACCGCAAACGTATCTACGAAAACTACGCAGGTATGTTTCCCTCCTTTGAGATGTTCTGTCAATTCATGGACCAGTGCACGGAGAATTATGAATGTATTGTCATCTGTAACTCATCTGTTTCGAACAAGTTGGAAGATCAGGTGTTCTGGTACAAGGCCAGCGATCACCCGCAGTTTCATATGTGTGCCGATTCCCTGTGGGCCGACAACAAACCGTTCATGTCGACTATGTTGGCCGCCAACGATTACAACGCTGAACTTGCGTCCAGTCGTCGGGGTCCTTCAGTATGGGTAAAAAAACAGGGCACGTGAACCGTTTACTCCCGCATTCCACCCTCCGCCGGGTGAACGGGTGCCTCCAGCGCCTTCAGCTGAGCCTGCTCTGCCCGGCGCTTAGCGTTCTCCTCACGCTGCGCCTTCATCGCCCCCTCACGCTCCTCGGCAAAGAACAGTTCACGGTTCGACTCGTTCTCCTTGTACTTCCGCATGATCTCATTGAGCTGTGAGTTGGCATACTCTACGTTCTCCATGAGGTGCTCGGAAGGCTCCCACGGCAGCCAGCAGCCCATGCGCCCAATCATCAGGTTGTCCTTGGGATACTTGCGCTGGAGAACCTTGCACCACAGCTGCGCCTCCTCATACGACGGGAACGCACGACGGACCTTGACGCCGCGGATATTGCACTGGAAGCTGTTGGCCTTGTCGAAGGCCTCCTGTACCTCCTTCTCGTGCTTGAGGAGGAATACCTGATACTGTTCAGGGACATCCGTCTTCTTGATCTCATCGCGATGCGTCTTCTCGAACTCGTGGATATCCTTCATGATATCGTCCACCTTGAGCGAATACTTCTGGGCGATATAGGCCGCAAAGTGCTCAAGGCCCTTGACCTTCCAGTCATAGTCCATCCACTGAATGAACTTCTGGAAGAAGTAGTCGTTCTTCTTCTCAATCACTTTCTCGGGCGAGATAAAGGATACAATACAGTAGCGCTGGTTAGGGAGCTCGGGGTCCTCATCGAGGTAGTCCACCACCTCGCCGTCCTCGTGCGTAGGAAGTTCAACCTTAGTGCGAGTCGAAGAAGAGCTCATTTATACTCTCTAACCCTACACGTTAAAATGCCTTTTTCCCGCATTCTACTCGGTAAATTTCAAGATCAGGACGCCGCCGCCGATCATCGCAATGGCAAGGTAGTCGTGGAGGTGCAGCCGTTCCTTGAAGTAGAGGACTCCGACCGTCGTCGTCGCCATAACCGACAGGCCAGACCACAGTGCGTTCGTGAACGCCATCCCAGTGAGTTTGAACGTCTGAACCAGCATCACTCCGACCATTGAATAAAAGAAGACGCCGAGGAGGAAGAACCGCCAGTCTTCAATGGACGTCTTGAAGCAGCTCATCGCACATACTTCCAGGGACACGATCACTAGAACATATAGAATAATAATCACATACGGCGAGAACATTCCTTGCTTATCCCAAGTCACCCGAATTTTTCTCCTTTATCAAGTATAAACAAATGTCCGATCCCTCTGCCAAGGCCGCCCCCGCCCCGTCTATGGGAATTGACGTCGCCGACCTCGTCAAGCGCCTGGTCAAGTACGCCCTGGAGGGCCTCGCCGTCGCCGTGGCGTGCTACCTGCTCCCGGGCAAGAAGCTGCGCGTCGATGAGATCGGCACCATCGCCCTGACTGCCCTCGCCGTGTTCGCCATCCTCGATATCTACGCCCCCTCCGTCGGCTCGTCGGCCCGCACGGGTGCCGGCTTCGGCATTGGCGCCAACCTGGTCGGCTTCCCTGCCCGCTTCTAAGAAGTTTTAAGGGAGCGACTCCATACATGTAAATGTTCCGGTATAACGGAAAGTGGTATACCGTAAACCCCAAACTGGGTGAACCCGAGCGCCAAACACATACACTTATGTGGACACTGGCTTCTGGTACTCCTCAGCAACAAGCGTATAGGGAATGGTATGCTCATGAACGGAAAATAACGTCTATTCTCTATCCTAATAAATAGATACATGGACGTCCTCAAGACTGGGCTTATCGCAAGTGGCGTCACATTGGTCGCCCTATTCGTCTTTATCGGTATCTACTGGGCTATTCGTGGATACCCCCCCGCCAGCCGTATGCTAGTCGAGGAAGTTAAAGAAATCGGGATCCCCGACGACAAGGCTCATTTTATGTTTTTCTATACCAAGTGGTGCCCGTATTCCGAGGACGCTCAGCCGATCGTCAAGAGCCTGGAAACAATCCTCAAGGACCGGACGTATGGCGGTAAGACTATTACTGTTCAATATGTCAACTGCGAGACAGACCGAAAGTGTACGGAATACAAGGTGGCTTCCTACCCATCCTACAAACTCAAGACATCCTCCAGAACATTTGAATATCTGGGTCCTCCGAAAGTCACAGTCTTACGTGAGTTTCTCGTGGAGGCACTCGGTCCGGAACTCATGGTATCCGGTGCGACCGACGCCGAGTAGATGCCGAACAATATCCACCGAATCCCAAAACGTGAACATCTGTGCGCTGTTTTCTATCAGCAGACACGTGTTTAGGGGATACATATCTTTCATGGAATGCGTGTCTTTGATGTTTCGGCTGAACGGGACCGCTGACATATAATTGTCGATCGTAATCTGCTTGCTCTGTGCCGTCATAAGGAACAAGGTCCGTTCCCTATCTTTCTGGGGAACAACGTCAAGGATACGCCGACACAGAATTGCTCCGTCTACAAACAGTTTATTTTCAATCGTGTGTGGCGTAAAGATGTATGGAATGGAAAATGAGGCACGCAAGGCATCCCATACCTTGATTGTCTGGCCAAACACCACAACTTTCAGGGTTGACAGATCGGAAGCAATGATGTGGAGAGGGATGGCTGCGTCTCCGATCCGAAGGTTTCCGAAGTCAAGTCCCCTCTTCTTGAACTCTGTGTCCAGAAGCGTATAGATCTTTGACCCATCATCAATTCCGTTTGTCTGGGTCAAGCCCAAGAGAGCCTGGAGACGCAGAGGCTGGAACGCATCCTGCATATTCCCAAGCAATTCTGTCAGCACACTCAGATCGTCCACCGAAAACTCAAACGCAATCAGGGTGGCAATGAGCGCACCCATGGAAATACCGTAGACTCCGTCAGTAAAGATATTGTGAAGCAACTTCTCGCTTGTTTCTTCTGCTATTGCCTGGAGTGCTCCAATCTGGAGAACTCCTCGCATTCCTCCACCATTTAAAGCTAGACCCGTGTATTTCATTGATGCTTCTTTTCTGCGTGTATGAAAATGCTTCGGGCCAAAGACCTGTGGAAGCAGGAAGAAGAACGCAAGACATCCAAGATGCAAGCGATGCGTCCAGTTCTTTCCAATTTATCGTCGCAACTGAAAACCTATGCCATTCACAACCCTGCTGCTCCCTATTTTGTCTACGATGTTCCTTCCTTTGTGTTTGGATATCCTCTTTATGACCACCGTGAAGCTATAGAGTATGTTAGGGATGCTCTTGTAGAACAAGGGTTCCATGTATGGATCACACCCACTCTGACTCTCGTGATTTCGTGGATTAAACCCCAGACCCAATCTAGTAGATTACGTGCTCCTCCGAAATCAGGGGCGGATTATCGTCCGTTTGTCTACGATGACTCTGCTATGGATTTCCTGCGTCATTCTATGAACAGATAAAAACGAACGTTGAGATACTTAGATGTCTTGGAGCACAAACATGTGTGACGAACACTCTGAGAAGGATATCCGGGTAGAAGAAGGTCAGAGAGTGTGTACGGCATGTGGAACGATTATAGAGCAAACGATTGATGAGGGTGCGGAGTGGAGATATTACGGAGCCGAAGACCGGAATGAAGATCCTACTCGTGTCGGTCTAACCATCAACCAATTGCTTCCCGATTCATCGTATGGATCTATGGCTATGAACAAGAAAACGTCGTCCCCGGCATTCAAGAGCATTCAGCGTTTATCGGCATGGTCCCTCGCCTCCCATTCCGAGAGATCTTGGCTCGCTGCTCTGGAAACACTGAACCAGTACGCTTACCGTAACGGATTCACCAAAGCTATTCTCCAGGAAGCCTGTGCCCTGTTTCGTGGTCAGGAAGACGCCCTGAAACTCAGGGGGGAGACGAGAAGGGCTCTGATGGGTGCAGTGTTCTTTGTAGCGTGTCGCCGTATGGGTGTATCCCGAACCCACGAGGAAATTGCGGCTATTGTGAATGTCTCCACTCGTGCTCTTTCCAAGGCCATCCAGACATTCGGCATCCACGCCGAAGAGAATCCCCTCTTGAAGACCCAGCTGTCCCTCGCCGAGCGCATGATGAACGGCCTGTCCATCCAAGAACATCAGCGCACTGAGATTCTGGCAACTATTCAACATATCTTCAAATCCCCCGACGAGGAATTGGAACATACACCGAAAGTCATGGTCTCGGGAATGATTGCCCGAGTCTTGTGTGAAGGGCTCTCGAAAGCAGAGACCAGGGCAATGCTGAAAGACTTCTCCAAGCATTCGGGAGTATCGGTTGTTTCCATCCAAAAAGTCATGAATGGAGTATAACAAGAAGGAGGAGGATGTCCACGTCTCTCGTAAACAAGGAACGGTTCAACCCGTCCCGTCTATCGAATTTGGCGATGTGGTTGGACGCACAGGAAACTTCCACTATAACCGTGTCAGCAACAACAGGAGGAGTCACGTCGTGGGCAGATCGGTCGAGTAATGGAAATACTATGGTTACATCAACATTTTCGATTCCAGGATGTGCTTTGTGGCTGGATGCGGCTGATCCGTCTACGATCACGGGAACGACCAATGTGACTGCTTGGAGGGACAAGAGTGGAAACGGGAACAATATGTCCCAGATTTCAGCTGGTGTAAGTTACGGATCAAATAAGGTGACGTTTGCGAGTGGAGGAGTTCTACGGTCATCCGGTTATACAACTATTACTGCAACGCAATCCGTTATATATGTAGTTTGTCAAGCGACTGCGATTCCTGCTGCTAGTTTCGGTACTGTCTTCGCATGTTCGGATATAAACAGTGGTGACAGTTCTCTTCGGTTTAGTCCAAATACGACAACTATAGCTGACGGCTTTGTTGGTACTACAATATATCTGAACGGAACAACCACATCTTTAGCTAATGGAGGCTCGTTGTCAGTTCCAGCAGGATACAATGTTATTGGTGCAACTCCTAACGGTCAATCTGGATCTACAAGATTTTCATTATCTACATTGTTTGGCCCAAACAACGCCCCCCGCTACTTCGTTGGAAGCATACAGGAAGTCATTGTCTTTACTGGTCCTATCACTGCCTCCCAACGTCAACAGGTGGAAAGATACCTTTTAGATAAATGGAGTATTCTAGTACCATTGTCGATTCCAGGATGTGCCTTGTGGTTGGATGCGGCTGATTCGACTACGATCACGGGAACAACAACGTCGGTGAGTGAGTGGAGAGACAAGAGTGGAAACGGCTATAATGCGGTTCCTCATTTGGGAACAATTTCACAGACAACATTGAACGGTCTGAATGCTCTAAACTTTGGAACAACTGGTGTAATGAAGGCGAATAATTTTTTGTGGCAGAGTTCGTTTACCCAATTTTTTGTAGGATATGTGACGGGTCAGCAGGGAATAATTATAGACACACAGAATTCTGGTGGTACGTATGGTATGTATGTCTATACTGGCAATGGAACTCTATTGAACATTGTTAATAGTACACTTACAGCAGGACTACTGCAGGTCAACGATAGCGTCGTTCCTAATGGCACCCCAGTTCCTCCAACGAATCAGTGGTTTATATTTTCTATTGGGTATGGCAGTGCTGGAACCGCAGCGATGAATTACACGTTGAACGGGACCGTGCGTTCAACAACTGTATATCCGGCCACTCCACCCTTTACTGGTGGTTCAGTGACACATTCACCACTAACTCTTTACATAAATGGCGTAGTGGGTGGCACGCTCGCACCAGGAGGAGCTCGGATCGCAGAAATTATTCACTTTAATTCTGTTCTCACACCCTCCCAACGTCAGCAGATTGAAGGATACCTTTCACAAAAATGGAATATTCCACTTTCCTATTATGTACCATTACCATCGTCGGTACCCGTATTTTCCCTTCCCATCATCAAATCTAACACAACGACGAATCAACCGTCGGTCTTTTTTCCTAAGGGTTCACAGATGATCTCAACCTTAACTTCGAGACTCGGTGCTCCGACTATTCCGGGATGTGTTCTGTGGCTGGATGCGGCTGATGCGTCTACGATCACGGGAACGACCTCGGTGACTGCGTGGAGGGATAAGTCAGGAACTGGGAACAATATGACAATTACAGGGGGGACTGTGACGTATAGTGCGAATCCTCCCGCCGTAGTCTTTCCAAACGCACAAGTATCGTGTAGGTCGGCACTCTCAACAAATGTTATCACTGCTGGTTCAAGCTCTATATTTATGGTAGTTCAAAACACAGCTATGAGTACTAACAATGGAATTAACATGGCGTTTACAACTGTAAATATACTTAGCGGTACTGCCGCCGTTAGTCTACGATTTCAAGATGGTATAAACAAACTAAGAGTATCTGCGAACGAGGATATTGGTTCGAGCTATTTTGTGAATGGAACCCTCGGAACACCAGTTAGCAGTTTAATTACCGTTCCAACCGGCTATAATATAATAGACACAACATTTAACGTTGGCGGAACAACACAGTTCGCATTATCTATTGGTGATTTTGTTGCCACTGTTCTTGTGAATCGTTACTTCATTGGAAATATACAGGAAGTCATTGTC